ATACGCAGCGTCTACTGACGCACAACAGCCCAATTCTAAAAAACAATCAACTATGGAAAAAGAGCAACTTGATCTAGAAGTTGTGCGTAGTGAAGCTACAAAAAAAGCAGCTTCCGCAGAGCGTACAAGAATTAGAGAGATCAACGCAATGTGTTCTAAGCGTGGTTTTGAAGACCTAGCAGAACAATTAATTAACAATGGTTCATCTGTAGATTCATGTAGAGCAGCTATCTTAGAAAGAATAGATGCAAAGCCTGTTGAAACAGCAAAGCCTATTGAAGAGCAACTATCTCCAAAAGAAAGAGAGAGATATGTAAGAGACTACAAGATTACATCTGGATTAAAAGGTCTTCTTACAGGAGATTGGTCTAATTCTGGAAGTGGTTTTGCTAGAGAAATTTCACAACAGATTGCTAAAGATTCTCAAAGATCAAATAGCGGTAGATCATTATTTGTACCTTTTGGAGCATTAGCAAAAAGAGCTACTTACGTTACATCAGGTGCTACTACTGGCGGTAACATAGTTGCTACTGATTTAATGGCTGATGATTTTATCGAAGCACTTAGAAACAGCACAGTAATGGTTGGTTTAGGTGTACAAACATTATCAGGTCTAATTGGTGATGTTGCGATACCTAGAAGATCAGGTGTTGCTTCAACAGGATACTTAAGTTCTGAAACAGGTGCATTATCACAAGCTGAATCAACATTCGATCAGGTTACAATGACACCTAAAACTCTTGGTACATTGTCTAAGTATTCTAGAAATATGCTTATTCAAGCAACTCCTGGAATTGAAGAACTCGTGAGGTCAGACCTCCAAGCGGGGATCAACGTAGGAATTGACTTAGGTATTCTTAATGGTACTGGTTCATCAGGACAGCCTACAGGTATTATGCAGACTTCGGGAATCGGAAGTGTAGCTATGGGTACTAATGGTGGTGCTATCACAGTAGAAGCATTAGTAGATCTAGAAACTGCAATTATGGAAGATAATGCAGGTGTTAACGCTGATTCTATTTCTTATGTAACAAACGCTAAAGTTATTGGTGCATTAAAGAAACTAAGAGCAGGTGGATCTAGTGCAACTGATGGTGCTTTCCTTGTTAATACTGATCTTACAGCAATTGGTAGAGGCGGTACACCATTAGCAGTTAACGGGTATCCTTTAGCTATGACAAACCAAGTACCTAGCAACCTCACAAAAGGTAGTACTAGCGGTGAGTGTTCTGCTGTTGTTATGGGTGACTTCTCACAGGCAATCTTAGGTCTATTCGGATCTGGTATCGAAATTACTGTCGGTGAAGATTCTGACGACTTTGCGAAGAACTTAACATCTGTTAAGGGTGTAGTTGCATTTGATGTTGCTGTCAGACACGCACAGTCATTTGCTGCAATCTTAGACGTAACCACATAAGTGGTCTAATATAAGGGGTGTAAAAACCCCTTTTTTTTTATGAAAATTAAATGCTTAAAAAATGTTTGCGCTAGTGGTGTTGGTTTAGAGGCTGGCAAAACTTATGATTTATCTAGTGCAGATGCTTCTTTCCTTATCAGTATTGGTAAAGCAGAAGAATACAAAGAAACAGCAAAACCTAAAAAAACAACAAAAAAATAAATGCCATTTACTGAAGATGCAACAACACAAAATGTATATCTAGATGATTTTGGTGTAAGTTGTACATCTGGAGGTACTACTGCAAAAGGAATATTAGAGCAACCAGATCAAATATTGGCTGGCGATATGATTATTAGTACTGAATATGAATTAATTACAAAAACATCTGATTTTGGCAGTTTAATTTCTGGCGATAGTATTACAGTTGATAGTGTTGCATATACAGTAAGAGATCTCAGAAAAGAAAATGATGGTGTATTTTGTCGTATTAGTCTACAGAAAACATAATGACTACTAAAAGAGAAACAATATTAGCAAGAATCGCAACAGTACTTGCAGGTACTACAGGTGTTTCTGATCGTATCTTTAGAAGTCGCACAACAGCATTAACAAGGGCAGAAACTCCTAGTATTATTATTGAACCTCAAAATGATGTAGTAGAACAGACAACCTCATTACCAACACTAGACCATACATTAACTGTAAGACTTAGTGTAGTTGTAAGAAGTGGTACACCACATCAGACAGCGGATCCTACTGTAGAAAATATGCATAGTAGATTGATGGCAGATTTAACATTAAATGGTAATGCTATTGATATACAACCTGCGGACACTTCATTTGAATTTATAGATGCGGATCAATCAGGCGGTATAATTGGCTGCGAATATGACATTAGATATAGAACAAATGTAGACGATTTAAGTACATGATAGTTACATTATTCTTATAAAGGTTTATGATATGTACATAGTGTCTATTAGGTAAATGCCAAAACTTCATAGAAAAAGATCTTTATTAGCCAAGATAGAAAGTAGCTATGGAACTGACCCTACCGCTACAGGCTCAGCTAATTATGTAGAGGTAGTTGATCTGGAAGTCGAGCCAACTGCTAGCGATGAAGTAGAACAGGAAACTATTAGGCCTTATCCTGGTAATTATCCTGTTTTATTAGCTAATACAAGAGTTAATGTAAGTTTTGGCGTATTTATGGTGGGAAGTGGTTCAGCTGGTACTGCGCCAAAATATGATCCAATATTAAAAGCGTGTGGTTTAAGTGCTAATACAGTATCATCTACATCTGTTACATATACACCTTCTACTTTAGCTTCTCAGGATAGTGTAACTCTATATGTTAACTATGACGGTGTAAGGCATAAGGTAACAGGTTGTAGAGGTACTTTTTCTATAAGTTGTGCAGTAAACGAAATACCTAGAATAAACTTTGAAATGCAGGGCATATTCAATACACCTACTGATACTGCTTTACCTACTGTTACAAAGTCACTACAGCCTGATCCTGTACTATTTAAAAATGGCAATACATCAAGTTTTTCTGTATTTGGTTTTTCAGCGGCTTTACAATCATGGGAACTAGATTTTGCAAATGAAGTTATATATAGAGAACTTGTAGGCGGTACAAAAGAAGCACTTATTACAGACCGTAGACCATCTGGAACGATGGTTATAGAAGCTGTTGCTCTTTCTCAGAAAAACTTTTTTACAACTGCTACAGGCACTTCCACTGGTACTAATACATGGGTACATTCAGGTGGTGCAGGTAATATCGTTACTGTATCTTGTCCACAAACTGACTTAGGACAGCCTACATATGAAGATTCTGACGGAATTACTATGTTGAACCTACCCTTCTACGCAACGCCAACAGACGCAGGGCAAGATGAATTTAGTTTAGCTTTTACTTAGTTGCACAGCTATAGAAAAGGGTATACCCTAGAAGAGATTATATAATTTTTATGTTTATTTTAAAAAAAGAAGCAACTTTTACACATCCTATTGTCTTTTATACCCCTAGTGATGGTGGCACACAAAAAGAAGAAACATTTGACGCTGTATTTAAAATTATTCCGCAATCTAGAATAAATGAAATAGGTGCTAAAGCACAAAAAAAAGAAAAAGAACTTAAAGAAGGCATATTAGATGGCACAGATATTAGTGATCTTATGATTGCAGACGAAATATTAGTTGGTTGGGATGGTATTACAGATGGTAATGAACCTGTACCATTTACAAAAGCTACTAAAAAACAGGTATTAGATATTGCTGGTTTAGCTAATTTATTAGTTACTGAATATTTAGAAGTTGTTGCACAACAGAAAACAAAAAACTAGAAGGGGCTGCATTGTTTTGGTGCGGTGATCGTATTATTGATGAAACAGAGAAAGATGATGCTGTACTATTCGATCAGCCCATAGAACAAAAAAAAGAAGTACAAATGTTTGAAGTTTATAAAGAAAACTGGTTATCAATTACATTATTTTTAGATATACAGACACAATGGCGTATGGATCAAGGTGTTATATATGGTCTTGATTACAATGCAATAAAATGGATATTTGAATTAAAAAAAGAACAAATAAAAAAACCTTTAGAAATACTTGCTGACTTACAGGTATTAGAGGCTAAAATAGTAGAAACATTAAATAAAGAAAATAAATAATGGATCTTTCCACCTCTTACACAATAAAAGCACAGGTACAAGGTCAGAACCAAATAGGTGGATTACAGAAAAGTTTAGGCGGTCTTAAAACAACTACTAATAATACAGCAACAGCAATGAATAAGTTAAAAATTGCTGCTAATAATGCTTTTGGTGTGATGAAAAATTTAGCACCTGCTATTGGTATTGCAGGTATGGGTAAATTAGTTAACGATACTTTAGATTTAGGTGATCAATTAGAAAAAATGAGCCAAAAAACAGGGCTTGCTGTACCTGTACTAGATAAATTAAGACAAGCTGCGGATTTAGGTGGTACAGATTTTAAAACTCTTAGTAAAGCATTTCCAACACTTGCTAAGAACATGCAAGATGCATCAGATGGTGTAGGTACTGCTAAAGAAGCATTTGATAGGTTAGGTGTTTCTGTAACTAATAATGATGGGTCGTTAAAATCATTAGACACAATGTTTTTTGAAATAAGTGACAAAATAAAAGCTATGGATGATAGAACATTAGCAGCTGCAAATGCCGCTGAAGTATTCGGTACTGGTATGGGTGCAAAATTAATACCTGTTATGAATCAAGGTAGTGAAGCTATACAAAATCTAAGTACAGGATTTACACAATTAGATGCTGAACGAATGGCAACATTTAATGATAAATTTGCACAAATGGGCGAAAAATTTAATGTACTTAAAGTACAGTTAACATCCGCTGTTTTACCTGCATTAGAAAAATTAGTAGATATAGTGACAATTGGAGTTGAAAAATTTGCTAATTTACCTGCCCCTGTTAAAGCTATTAGTATTGCTCTTGCATTGCTTTTACCTGCAATTATAACAATAGTACCTTTATTTGCTGCTATGGTAGTTTCTATTAAAGCTATAGCCGCTGTAAAACTTGGCGCTATGTTTGCTGCTATTGTACCTGCTATAACAAGTTTAATGCCTGTATTAGCACCTTTTTTAATTGGTGGTGCAGTACTCGCAGGTTTAATAGCACTTGGTAAGCTTATTGGTACTATTGCAGGGCATATTTTTGTTAATAGAGATAAAATTGGTGAGGCTATGACCGCTATAGGACAATTTTTATTAAAGCCATTTACAGGATTTGCAGAATTTGTAAGTAATGTATTTCAAAATGTAGTTACAGGTATTAGAAATGCATTCAATGTATTACCCAATTTTGTAAGAAATATAATAACCGCTGCAACCGCACCTGTAACAGCATTTATGAATACTATAAAAAGAGCTTTAACGGCATTGAGAAATTTACTTAGAAGAAGGGCAGCGGCTAACTCAAGTAGTGGTAATAGTGGTGGTTCTAGTGGTGGTACACCAATGGCATTAGGTGGCGTTGTTACAAGTCCTACACTAGGTTATTTAGGGGAAGCTGGTAGTGAATATGTTATACCAGCAAGAAAAGCTGCACAATTTAGTAAAAACTATTTAGCAGGTTATAGAGGATCTTCAGCAGTACCAAGATTTGCAGAAGGTGGTTATGTTTCACCAAATGTAAATATTACAACAGGTGCAGTAACGCAAATGGATGGTACGAATTTTATAACTACAAATGATTTAGCAAGTGCTGTACAAAGTGGTATAGATCAAACATTAACTCTATTGCAATCTGATTTAAGAACCAGAAGATCATTAGGGTTAGGGTAAATGGCAAATTTTGATATACTGACTTTTTTAGAATATTATGCAGATAAATCAAGTGTTTTGAATACTAGTAACAAAAGATTACCTACTAATGCTTATCAAAATTTTTATCAATCAGCACAAAATCTTACAGCAGATTCAGCTATAGATCAAAGTGTTAATTTTAATTATTTAGCGTTTGATGCATCTGGTTTTGCTTCTACTGAAGCTGCAAGTATTAGCAATTTAACGATAAATTTAGCTGCTACTGCATCTATTATTGATCTTACAGATACAGCTATAGGTGGTGATCGCCTTGTAATAGCATCACTTTATATACAATCTATAGGACAAGATACATTTAGTAATTCTGCTAGTTTGGTTTGTAGGTTTACAGGTACAATAGATAGTGCATCAGTTGATGATACTACAGTTACATGGACAGTTAGCCCTGCAATTTCTAAACAAAAAGCACAAGTACCATCTAGACGTATTAGCAGCGATTTAATGGGTAGGTTTATTGCAACATGAGTAATAATATATTTGCTACAGATATAAAAGCTGTATTAGAAGATAGTACAGAAGTTACAGATGCAATAGGTTATGTAATTGACAATAAAAGAGTATATAAATTACCTGATGGCACAGTTTTGACAGGATCAAAAAAAATTAAAACTATGCAATTTGTAAGATTCGCAGTACCACCAGAAGTTTTGATTTATATTATGGATAAGGAGTATAAATAATGACTTCTTCAAGTAGAAAAATAAGCAATCTAATTAATAGTAGAGGTTTTGTAAAAGGAACTAATCGTTATATAGGTGGTGTTGTTACATCAAGAGGCGGCCTTATTAAGGCTCAATCACAAAAAAAATCACAAGTAGGACAAGATGCACAGATACTAGATGAAAGCTTAGAAAATTTTAAAAAACCAAATAGCGATCTTGATGTTTCACAAAAAATAGCAAAAACAGGTGAAACTGTACCTATAGTTTTTGGCAAAAGAGTTAATAATATTGGTGGTGTTTGGATGCAACCAAGCTTAATAAAAGCAGGTACTGCTACTTACGTTCAAAAATTATTATATGTTATATCACAAGGTGAAATTGTAAGTAGTCCTACAAAATCTAGATCATTTACAGGATTAAGAAAACTTAGTTTTTTAGATGATACATCTATAACCTTAACTCATATTTATAGTACTGCCGCATCTTTAGCAACTTCGCCTAATTCATGTCCTATTAGTGGTACAGGTCTTTTTTGTGGAAATGACATTTATACATACTTAGACCCTATATATAAAGCTTCATCTGGTAGCAATCTACAAAATAGGCCAGATTTTGAAAAAGATTATTATGGAATTAAATATAAAACATTAGGTACAGGTGATACTAACCAAATTACTTTTGTTATGAGTTTGCAGGTATTTGATGCGGAAACTGGAGCAAATGTTACTACTGCTTACCAAAATTATATTGGTTCAAGTGATATGCAATTTGGTTTTAATCAACGCTTTGAAAATGGTTCTTTTGCAGGTGGTAATCCTGTAGGAACTATTGTAGATTTCAATGGTCAATTTAATAACGGTGCATTATTTGCCCCTTTAACTGGTACTAATCTTGCAAATTTAAAGCAGGTTAGCGGAGGTAGAACAAAATTTATTTTTAAATGGACTCATGTTATAACATATAACCCTGTAATACCTGGTCAACCTGCAAGTACTGGAACTTTAGAAGGTATACAACAAGAAAATACAATCGGTACAAGTACAGTTATACAAAATACATCAAATAATAATTCATCTTTTGCAGATATTACATTTTTAGCTACTAGTGGTAATTTATATGAAACTCCATCTTCTGGTACTTTTCCAAGCACAACAAAACAGCTATATATATTCTACGAACAAGGTGTAAAGGTAGATTTATTTAGTGCAGGTTTATCAGGTTCTAGTTACACACAGGGTGCTAGTAATCAATTTATAGACTTAGCAATGTATTTATTTAAGTTATATAAAAAAATTGATGGTAATAATACAGCTACTATTGTTGCACCTGTTGAGCTATCTAATTTGCAAAGCTTATCTACATTTTGTACTAATAACAGTATGTTTTTTAATGGCATAATTTCTAAGTCTGTAAATATTGTAGATTTTATTACTCAAACATCACCTTATTATTTTTTATCTTTTTTATCTGTAGGTGGTAAATATCAATTTGCACCAATATTACCTATTAATGGAAGTAATCAAATAGATACAACTGCAATAACTCCTACTATGACATTTACAGAAGCTAATATCATACAAGGATCTTTTAATAAAGGTTATCTTAGTGTAGAAGATAGAAGAGAATTTATAGCTAATTGTATTTATACTGAATGTATACCTACAGAAGTAGCAAGACGTAAAACCGTTAGTGTTAGGTTTAGTACAAGTGCATTAGATGCACCTACAGAACAGTTTGATATGTCAGATTTTTGTGCTGATGTAAATCATGCAATACTTTATGCAAAATATGAATTAGCAAGACGTAAGCATAGTACACATGTTATAAACTTTTCAACACCACTATTAACAACTACACTAATACCAACAAATATTATAAAACTTCAATTACAAAGAAAAAATAGTGTAGGTGATGACAGAACAGAAATAGAATATTATCAAGTGTCTAGTATTACTTATGATGATGACGGTGTAAGCAATATAGAAGCTGCACACTTCCCACTAGATACAAATAATAAATCAGAAATATCTTTAGAAATTACTACTGGTACTTTTACTGTTTTACAATGACGACATTCCCTGCATTAGAACCAGAAACAAGAGCGTTATTTTATGGTGACTACCCACAAAACACTCATGAAGGTTTAAGTGGTGGTAATGTAAGATTTTTATTAGGTACAAAAAGAATCGTACAAAGATTAACAATTACATACGAATACTTAACAGAAACACAGGCACAAACTTTATTAAATCATTTTAATGGGCAGAATGGCACTATTGAGCCTTTTGATTTATCTAGTCAAGTTTGGGCAGGTTATTCTACACCACCTGTTAGCAGTAGCAGTTACCAGTGGCGATACGCACAATCATTTCAAATTAGTATATCTTCACCAAATAGGTATAGTACATCTATAGAGCTTATAAGCGTACCTTTATAATGGCTACATTTCCTGCAATAATTCCTACAACTAGACTATATACACAGGGTGATTTTCCTAGTGCTATACAGGCTTCATCAAGTGGTGCAATAACAGGATTTAGAAGAGGCAATAGACGTATAAATCAGACTTTACAATTAACCTTTGATAATTTAACAGAAACACAGGTAAATCTAATAAGAACTCATTACGATGGTCAAAATGGAAGTTTTGAAATTTTTTATTTATCTTCTAGTACTTGGAGTGGTTATACAACACCACCTGTTGCTTTAGTTTCCGATTTTGCTTGGTTATACGCAACCCCACCAACTATATCTGACGGCATAGTAAGTAAATGGAATGTAGAAATAGAACTTGTTTCAGTACCTATAGATACAGGTGATTTAATATTTGATGCGGGTGATTCAACAACAACTGCAAGAGCATATTTAATTGATGCATTAACTAGTAGCGCATCACCAACAAGAGACAATATAATAGATTCAAGGAACTCTAATTAGACATGACAATTACATTAAATGCTTTACAAAAGCAAAGAAGAGATACAGCTAGTAATTGGACATCTAATAATACTGTATTGTTAGCAGGTGAATTGGGATATGAAACAGACACTAAGAAGTTTAAAATAGGTGATGGATCTACAGCATGGCAATCATTAGACTATATTCCAATACCAGATACAAATAGATTATTAACTGGAAATTTAACAGTTGGCGGTAACTTTACTGTAAACGGTACTACAACCACTATAGATACAACAACACTAACTGTAGAAGATAAAAACATAGAAATTGGTAAAGTATCTACTCCAACAGATACAACAGCGGATGGAGGGGGTATTACATTAAAAGGTGCAACAGATAAAACTATAAATTGGGTAGATTCTACAGACTCATGGACATTATCAGAACATTTAGATTTAGCTAGCGGTAAAGTATTTAAAATTAATAACACTGAAATACTTAGTGCAACTGGTTTAGGTAGTACTGTCGTTAGTAGCTCATTAACATCTGTTGGTACTATTACTACAGGTACTTGGAACGCAACAGCTATAAGTGGTTCTAAAGTAGATCCAAATTTTGGTAGTCAAGATATAACGGCAAGTGATTTAATTCTGACAGGTACAGGTACAAATACTGACAATTCCTTAGATCTTTCTTATAACGCTACATCAGGAGTCGCTTCAATTAATGCCGATTCAAGCGGTGGAAATACAGAGTTACAGTTAGGCACAAGCAATAATGGTAGTTTAGGTACTAAATTAACTATAAAAAATACTGGCGAAATTGGAATCGGCACAACAAGCCCAGGTGCTGACTTAACTGTAAGAGATACTGCAACACATACGGCTTACGCATCAGTAGCACCTTCTAATACTGATTGTATGTTGCAGTTATATAACAATCCTTCTAGTGAAACAACAAACAACCACGCCTCTATACAATTTGGTGTTAATGGTGGATCACATAATAGGGTTTCTACTATATCTGCAATTGCCGAATCTGCTGGTAATAGAAAATTAGCCCTCGGTTTTTGTACTGATTCAGGAAGCAATAGAAATGAAAGGATGAGATTAACAGGTGATGGAAAATTAGCTCTAGGTATAACATCACCTGACCATCATTTGTCGGTACAAGCAGCTAATTCAGCTATACCTAGAATTGGTATTACAAACCCAGATCATGATGAAAATTTTAATATAAGCACTTATCATGATTCAAATGGAATTTATGCACTCATTGGATGCAATCTTAAATATGATGCTAATGGAAATAATGCAGTAGATACTACAGCACATAAGTCATCTGGATTACATATAGATGCTAGAGGTGGAGGTATGCAATTTCTTGCAGGTGATGCTGGCGAAACACCTCAAGAGGTAATGAGAATACACTCTAATAAAAAATTGCTTATAGGTACTTCTTCAGATAATAGCTCAAGCGATACTAACGCTAAATTGCAAGTGTTTACACCAACAGCAGGTAAAATTTTGATTGGAAGGACTGATAATGTAGTAGGAATTAACGATATTCTAGGAATAATAGATTTTCATGATACTGCTGGCACTAGTTCAAATATTTGTGCAAGGATCGCAGCTGTTGCAGCAGGGGATCATGATACTAATGATAAACCTACTAATTTAATATTTAAAACTTGTAATGATGCTAGTGGGACAGCGGTAGAACATATGCGTTTAGAATTTGATGGAGATTTAAGACTCTCATCTAGTGATAGTAATGTCAATTATGGCTTTATAGATGGTTGGACAGGTACAACTGGTGATATGGTCATTGGCTCTGATCAAGGTGCTACTGGTAGCGGAGCAATTAAATCAAATTTAATTTTAAGAACTAGACAAGGTGAAAGGATGCGTATAGATCATCTTGGCCGCGTTCTTATAGGTATAGACAGTCCTAGAACTTATGAACAGCCAGAGCCATTTGGTGGTAATGATACTGTACCAGCGTTACAACTTGAAGGAGCAGGTGATAGTCATGGAATACATAGAGTTTTTGCACACACATATAATAATAATGATGTTTATGCTCCAACTCATATTTTTGGAAAAACTAGAGGTGCTTCAACTGGTTCTGTTAATATCGTTAATAATGGTGATCCGTTAGGAATAATAAGTTTTCAAGGTGCAGATGGTGTTGATCTTGAAGAAGCTGCACAAATAAGAGCGGAAGTTGATGGTACACCTGGCTCAAATGATATGCCAGGTCGTTTACTATTTAGCACAACAGCTGATGGTGGACATTCTCCTATAACTAGAATGACTATAGATTCGTCTGGCAGTGTTGGTATTGGTACTTCATCAGCAACTCACGCATTAGATGTAAGGGGTTCTAATAATACTACTTTTGATCATGTAGGAACTCTTCATCTTATAGGAGAAGATGCTTATAACTCAGGTAATGCTGGTGCTGGTATCACTTTTACGGGTAAATATAATGCTAATGGTAATGCAACAACTTTAGCTCAAATATCGGGTATAAAAGAAACTACTGGTAATGATGAATTTGATGGAGCTTTAACTTTTGGTACAAGAAGTGATGCTAGTGGTCAAGGTGTAAATATAGAACGCATGCGTTTAAATTCGTCTGGGAACTTAGGTATAGGTACAACAAGTCCAGCAACTAATTTGCATATTGGTGCAAGTGGTGGTGATGATGTTAACTCAATAAGAATTGATGGAACTAATAATACATCTGGTGGTCAAGTACACCGATTTGTTATTGAAAATCAAGGTGACAGTGCATTAGTTAATTTTAAAACAAGTGCTGCTAATGCTGATGAAACTACAAAATTAACTATAAAATCTATTTCTGGGAATGTAGGTATAAATCAAACTAATCCTAACTTAGCCAGATTACACGTTGTTGGTGATAATACTGATGGAGATATTGTTGCTAAATTTAAAAGTGGTGCTGGTGCAGCTGATACAAAGACTTTTATTGCTATAGTTTCTGGTTATTCTGATACTTCTAATGATCTTGAAGGTCACGCATATATCGGTTGTCAAAGAGCAGGTTCAGGTAATACCTCACGTTTACTTTTTCAAACTTATGGAGGTGGAACGTCACTTAGTACAAGAATGACTATTTCAGAAAGTGGTAATATTGGTGCGCCTAACGGAACAAATATTTATAATGCGTCTGATGAAAGACTTAAAAAGAATGTAGTTGATATTGATAAAGGTTTATCTGCTATAAACTTACTTCGTCCTGTTTCCTTTAATTGGATCGATGGTTTTTGTGACGAAGAAAAAGAAACGCTATATGGTTTTATTGCACAAGAAGTACAGGCTGTTGACACTAATTTAATTCAAAATTTTTCTGAAGAACTCACAGTTAAAGACAATACAATCAATGATGTTTTAAGAGTAAATGAAAAGTTTATTATCCCGATGCTTGTGAAAGCAGTACAAGAATTAAGTGCAAAAGTTGCATTATTAGAAGCTGCTTAGTAAAATAAGTGAAAATTAATTATTATGCCTACACCTGAAGAAAAACTAAACGAAGTGCAGGAACGTTTTGATATGAATGTTGCTCAAGCACAACAGATAGAACAACAGATTGCAAAATTACAAGAGCAATTAAGAGGATTACAACAGCCTTTAATAGAAGATCAAGGTGCAATAAAAACATTAAAAGAAATATTAGAACCTGTTGAGCAACCTGCTTAACTAATAAACACTAATTAATTATTGTCATGGCTGTAACTTGGGATGTTGTTTCTTTAGATGCAACAAAAACTGTAGGTAGTTTATCTGATGTTGTTACTACAGTACATTGGACTGCAAGTGATTCTGAAACTGTAGGTAGTGGCGATTCTGCTGTTGTACATAGTGGCTCTAGTTATGGTGCTATAGGGCTTGCTGAAGCTGACTCTAAAACATTTACTGCTTATAAGGATATAACAAAAGATAATGCTATTGCATGGGCTAAAGCTGCACTAGGTACAGATAAAGTAACAAAAATAGAAACAGCTATTGCTGAACAGATAACAGAATCAAAAACTCCTACAACTACTACTGGCGTTCCTTGGTCTTAATTTACCTTATCTTGCATTTGTCTTGTCATTAGGCTCATAGTTACATATAAAGGCGCAATAGCGCATATAGCCATAAAAGTTATAATAGTAACAGGTACTAAAGCTTTGAGAAATGCCTCTTTTATCATGCAAAAAATAATTAATGCTATTGCCTGTATTACATTTGTATTAACACTAGGCTCTATTACTACAGTTTACTTTGGTTATAAGTACATAACAAGTCCAAAAGGACAGGAAAAAATTAAAAAACAGATATTAAATGAACTAACAGGCAATATGCCTAATTTAATAAATAAAGAACTACCTAAATTTACACAACCTGCATTGCCTACGAAACCAAAAACTAAGCTCAGTATTTAATGCCACAAATAGATACAATACCAAGTTCAGCAATACCACGCATACCGATAATAAATATACCTGTAGAGCAATCTTTACCTAATACAAGGCATGTAACTAGGACTTTGCCGCCGACTCTTTCAATGCCATGCGTTACATACAGAAATGATGGTACTAAGAATAATCAATTATTTATAGATGACCCTAGCGGTAACAGGTTTGTGTGTCCATTGCCTTCTTATGTACCTTTGCAGTATGACAAGAAAAAAATATTACTTGTAGAGGAAGCAAAACCACCTACAAACGTAGAACCACCCGAAACTGATGTAGAACAGCCAGAAGTACCTAAAATACCAGAAAAAGATAAAGTAGAGTGTCCTGACCCTAAAAAAAATAACCCTAGAATAGGTGATTTAAATGCAAAAGGTACAGAAAAAGTAACTGGTTTTGTATGGATAGAAGAAACTAAAGAATGTGTAATACAATGGGAACCTACAACAGTACTAGAAAAATACCTTCCAAGCATAAATACAGTTAGCTCAACATTCGCTATAACAGTAGTAGCTACAACGGCTGCTACATTAACACCTTTGTTAAATAGAGTTCTCAAGCC